CGCAAACAACTCAATGGAGAAAACATGGCCACCAAGAAACAAACCGCAGAAGAGTTCCGCATGCCTATGGAGGTGAAGGAGTGGATTGACCAGGCGTCCAGCCGTCTGATGAGCATGCGCACGGAGATCGACAGACTGAAAGAAGAGAACCAGAAGCTACGCCGCGCAAACAAGATCATGGAGCAGCGCGTCATGGGCATGAGCGTAGAGTAATGGCAAACCCAAACGATTCAACGGTAGTGATGGCCGTATACGATGAAGCAATGACCAACTGCGTCTTACATGGCTTCGCATTGATACGTATTGTCAACGAAGGTAGGACATTCGAGTTCAGCGCTGTACACCCAAACGAATACAGAGACTTGGCAGATACGCTGATATGGGCATCAAACCACATAAAAGAGGTGCCAGTGCAGTAAGCACTACACAAGAAAGAAAACAAACAGTTAAACTCCAGACCACAATGCACTGCAATATGTGCGAAAGGACTGAAATATGACCGAGAAATATAAATTCAAAGATAAGGCGTGGGACATCAAGCATAAAGATGGTCGTCACATAGACACCGTGTCGGTACACGCCGAAGATGTCCGCCAGCTCTACAAAGACGATCCATCCCTACGCCCAGCAACTCACGAAGACGAGTTGTTGAGCAATGCCATAGGGAAAACATTATGGAACCTCAAGCTAAAGCCAGGAGACGTTGAGGTAACTGAGAAAGTAGACAAGCCAAAGCCCGTTACTCGTAAAGCTACTGGAGGTAGATCATGTTGGTAGTCACTAACTTATCTAATAAACAATTCAGATTTATTGGAGACACACATGGCAACAGCTAACAAAGGGGCCGGCAGACCACCAGGAAGCCCCAACAAGGCCACGAAACAGGCTCGTGATGCCATAGCCTTGTTTGTCGATGGAAACGCTCACAGGCTCACTGGTTGGCTTGATGATGTAGCTAACGGCGTGAAGGATGACGAGGGTAACTACGTTACGCCACCGAACCCGGCTAAGGCATTCGACATGTTCCAAAGCGTAGTGGAGTATCACATCCCTAAACTGGCACGCACTGAGCTAGATGCGAACGTTACTGCCAACGTAGATGCTGACGTTCACATCAATGTGTTTGGTGAGCTGCTCGATAACATGTTGATGCAACGCCAAGAAGAATGAAGCTGCCAGCGTCCGTAGACAAGAATTACCTGACGGACCACTTCGCCCAGTTGAACAGCGCATATAAGGCGGCAGTTCCGTGGAGGATGAAGTGGCTCAAGGTTGCGCATAAGCACCAGGTCGAACCAAAGGGTGGTTGGAGCATTTGGTTGATGCTGGCTGGCCGTGGCGCCGGTAAGACGCGCGCAGCCGCTGAGACGCTGGCATATTGGGCGTGGCATCAACCCAACACACGGTGGCTGGTATCAGCGCCTACAAGCGGTGACGTCCGCGGTACGTGCTTTGAGGGTGACTCTGGCTTGATCAAGGTCATACCACCAGCACTGGTGAAGGATTACAACAAAAGTTTGCACGAGATCACCCTGGTCAATGGATCGTTCATCAAAGGTATATCGGCGTCCGAGCCCGAACGCTTCCGCGGTGGGCAGTGGCATGGAGCCTGGCTGGACGAGCTGGCTGCTTGGGACTACCTACAGGACGCGTGGGACATGATCATGTTCTCGGTCCGACTAGGTGACAACACTAAGATCATTGCATCGACTACACCTAAGCCCAAGCCATTGATCATGGATCTGATTGACCGTGATGGCCAAGACGTGGTGGTGACCACCGCATCGACTTACGTCAACGTCAAGAACCTGGCGCCATCGTTCCAGAAGCAGATCCTGCAATACGAAGGCACGAAGCTGGGCCGACAAGAGATCCACGCTGAGATCATTGATCCCGAAGAGGGTGGCATCGTCCGCAGGGAGTGGTTCAAGCTATGGCCGAACGGTAAGCCCTTCCCCAAGCTGGAGTACATCATCCAGTCTTACGACTGCGCCACGTCAGACAAGACGATCAACGACCCTACCGGCTGCATCACCATGGGCGTGTTTAAGCCACTGGATGGCGGTATGTGCGTGATGGTGCTGGACTGCTGGCAAGAGCACCTACAGTACCCACAGCTCCGCCCCAAGGTCATTGATGAGTTTGAGGTGATCTACGGTGAAGGCAAGGAAAAGAAGAGAGTGGACCTGCTGCTGATCGAGGACAAGAGTGCCGGCATATCTTTGCTGCAAGACTTGCGTCAGGCTCACCTGCCGGTGTACGCATACAACCCTGGCCGCGCTGACAAGATCCAACGCCTCAGCATTGTGTCTAACATCATCCAGGCTGGCCGTGTATGGATACCAGAGAGCGGCGTGACCAAAGGATTCGTCAAGGACTGGGCTGAGGGCATGGTCAGCCAGATCTGTTCGTTCCCTGAAGGTACGGCGCACGACGAGTTTGTCGACTGCATATCACAAGGGCTGCGTTACCTACGTGACCATGGCTGGATCAGTATTGACCCACCACCCCACGATTATGTCGATGATGACGACATTTATGATGCGGATGAATACAACAGACGCGAGAAAAGTAATCCTTATGCCGTATAACTACGAACCAGGTTCGGAGTTAGGGATAACCCTAATCGTGCAGTCCGTGCTTACGTGCTCAATCCGTGCTAGACGCTGCAAAGCGTTGAAGGCATAATATTGGCAATCCCCTGTCGAGGTACACATGGCTTTAACACCCGAACAACTCGCTGAGATTCAGCGCCTCAAGGCATTGATGCAACAGCCGGCCACTGACGCCCAACGTAAAGCCCAGGCTTACTACAACCTAGAACAAGCCGCCAAGAAAAAGTCTGAAGGCGGCAGCATGAATCAAAACCTTGAGCTGCCGTCAGGAAAAAAGCCTGATGAAGACCGAGCAAAAGTCATCAAAGGTCTAAAGGGTGTGGATAAGATTAGGGCATTGCACGACGCGGACTATATGACGCCGCCAGATCCCACGTTTATGCAGGTTGCAACAAGGGCAGTAAACAGTGGACTTGATTCGGTCTTTCCAATAAGAAAGATGGGTCGCCTTGGCATTGAGGCTGCTGCCGAAAGAGAACCTGAGCTAGTGCGGCAAAGCACCAATGCGTATGGCAAAGCTGGTAATATTATGCATGGCGACACAAGAGAAGTTCGTGAGTTAATCACAAACGAAGTTCGTAAAAAGTTTGGCGCTGAACCGTTTAAATATCAAGAGCGTAAATCTAGTTTGGGCTCGATCAATCAAGGCGAGTTTGCCAAAGCTGAAGGTGGCTCCATGGACGTGGATGCCATGCGTTTGGCATTGATGAACAGGGGCGGCAAGACAGATGTGCGCCACACTGTTAAGTTGGGTGATCGTGACCTGCCAATTACCATGGATACGTGGGAAAAACGCGCAGGCAACAAGATTGTCCACGTGAACCCTGAGACTTTTGATAAGGCATTTAAGAAGTCCAGTTGGCAGTACGTTGGCCCACAAGGCGAAGGCGGCATCAAAGACAGATATAACAATTTTGCTGACTATGCCAAGAGCGCAAAGTCGGCTCATGCAAGCAATGCAGACGTGAACAAAGACGGTGTGGTTACCTTTGGTGATGGCCGTCACCGTTATGCCTACATGAGGGACCAAGGTTTAAGAAGTATCCCCATGTCAATGGACAAGCAGTCAATTGAGCACGCAAGACGGCACGGCTACTTACATGAAGATAAAGGCGGATCAGTAAAAGACGAGCCCAAGAACACTGTCAAAGCGTACAAGCTGTTCCGCGTCGATCCAAAGAAGCCTGGCCAACTGTTTCCGCTGTTCGTAGACGCTAACACACCGGTGACCATGAATCAATGGGTGGACGCCAAAGAAGGCGACATGAAGGACGGCAAGGTCAAGTCAAAGATTGGTGCGTTAGCGTACAGACCAGGCTGGCACGCGGGTGACCTGCCCATCGCCACTCACATCGGTGAGAAGTCTGACTCATCACTGACAGCACCAGACCAACGACCTGCCAACCATGCGTGGGCTGAGGTCGAGATGCCAAACGACGTGGACTGGCAGTCAATTGCCAACGAGCGCGGCACCAATAAAGATGGCAAGCTGGTGCCAGTGAAGGCGCACATCACGGACCAGATACCAAAGGGTGGCCACTACCGCTACAAGACCAATCCCAACATGACGGGCAACTGGTTGATTGGCGGCTCCATGAAGGTCAACAAGGTGCTGACCGACAAAGAGGTGGAGAAGATCAACAAGGCTGCGGGTTTGTCTGACTTGCCACGTGCAAAACCGTTCAACAAAAAAGTATTTGGCTTTGACAAGGGCGGATCAGTTCCCGAGTCGGCTGCGCCCGAGTTGGTTGCTGAAGAGATGGCCAACTACCGCGATCCGAAGAGCACAAAGATTGCCGACTGGAAGTGGCGCAAGATGAAAGACGTCCGCAAGGACATGCCCATCACCGAAATTCCAGACTACATTCAGCGTGGCTACGGCGAGTTTATGAATGAGCAGGGTGAACGAGCCAAGGCCGGAGATCTAAACTCACGTGATTTGCTCAAAGCGTTCACCATCACGCAGTCCAGTATTGGCCGTGGTGGCCTGCCCCACTCCACTGCAACCAAGACCGGCATGAAGCTGCCCAACACAGGCGGTGAGGTGCGTCCAGAGGGCGCGTTCGCTGAGTGGCTTGGGTCACCTATGGGACAGAGGTTCCTGGACATGGCGATGCGCGGTGAGATTGATCCCAAGGTGCTTAGAGACATCCAAGAGAAGTTCTCGCCGTTCGGCAAGCAGAACCAATTGACGGACCAGATGACTTACGCGGCGCAGAATATGCCTGAGATGGCCAAGCGTATGAACAAGGCCGTCACCGGCAGCACTGACGAGTACCGTGACTGGGCAGAGCAGATGAAGGGCGTGGCTGGCGCCAAGTCTGGATTTGTTGGATCCATGATTGGCCGCGGTGATTTGCCTACATTGGACGCACGTCAATTGAACCTGCACTCATTGCCTGCCAACGTCGGTATCGGCTCGATCATGAACCGCGGCAAGGGTAAGGGCGCACGTGAGGCTGTGGATCGCCTGGCTGCACGCCAGAAGGCCATGAACCTGAAGATTGACCCGTCATTGGCGCAGCATTACCAGCACCTGGCACATCATGCCGTGTGGGACAAAGTTGGCGACAATAAGACGACGCACGATGACATCATCAAAGCTATGCGTGGCTACGCTGAAGGCGGTGTCACTCACGCCCATCACCTTGATATAGAAGAGCGCCCACTATGAAAGACCTCACGGGAAAAGGTAAGCCGTTCCATTCGCTGCTTGATAAGGGCGCTGCCCTACTGAAGCGCAAGGTGGGCACGGGCGCTGAGTTCATGCAAGAGCTCAAGGGCTTGGGCGGCATCAAGCAGTCTGAGATTGATGAGCGCAAGCTGGGTGAGATCATGGGTATGCCCCGCATGACGCACGATCAGTTTGTTGCCGAACTGGCCAACCGCCCAGTGCCCGCCATCCAAGAAAAGGTTTTGGGAGAAGAGCCTGAGCCACCAAGTAAAGAAGAGATTCGTAAAAATGCAAATGATTTAATTAGGGTTCGCTCCAGACAATATGCAAGTGAAGCGTCTGATAATTCGCGTGAATATAGAACGCTTTTAGCAGAAGAGATGAGAAGGCTTCGTGAAAACCACATGGATCAAGCCATGCGTTTGGCACAAGAAGATTTTGACAAAAATCCTGATCCAACGTACCACCATCAGTACACAATACCCGGCGGTGACAACTACCGCGAGATGCTGATTAAAGCACCGAAGGGTGGAGAACAGTTTGAAGGCGTTCGCGCACACTTTGGTGGAGAGAACAACATCCTTGCCAGCATGCGCCTCAAAGATCGCACTGGACCCAACGGTGAGAAGCTGTTGCACCTTGAAGAGTTGCAGTCCGACTGGCACCAGCAAGGGCGTGAAAAAGGTTATCGCGGCGACCAAAAGAAAACAGATTGGGATGATCCTGAGTATGTTGCTGCAAGAAATCGGTCTATGGAATTGAATAATGAGTTCAACAGAAATAATCACAGGCCAGATCGTCAAGCCGAAATTAGACCAGCAATGGAAGAAGCTAGTAGATTAGTGCGCTCATTTACTGATCGCAACAATAAAATTGGCAACCTTGTGCCCGACGCCCCGTTCAAAAAGAACTGGGAAGAGATGGCACTCAAGCGCCTGATCCATCATGCAGCAGAAAACGGCTACCACGGCATTGTGGTGACGCCAGGCAAAGAGCAGGCAGATCGTTACAGCCTAAGACAGCAAGTTGACAGCCTGAAGTGGCATCCTGAAAGCAATCAATTAGCTGGCATTAAAGATGGCAGAGCAATTTTTAATCAATCAGATGTGAACAAAGACAATCTTGCAAATTATGTCGGCAAAGAAGTCGCTCAAAAATTGATTGAGTCCCCGAAGCAAAAACAACCTTTGGGAAATATGATGTTGCACGAAATTTCCGGCAATGATTTGGAAGTTGGTGGCGAAGGCATGAAGGGCTTCTACGACAAAAAGGTGCCCAACATACTTAACACCATTGGCAAGAAGTACGGCGTCAAGACCGAATTAAATGGCCACACATTGCAGGGTCGTGGCAGAGAAAGAACTGGCGAAGAATTCAATCAAGCGATAGCCGATGCCGGGCTTAACATTCGAAACATGACTCTTGCCCAGCAACGAGAGTTTGACTACGAACCAAAGCCAATCCCAGCGCACTACTTCCCCATCACCGAAGACATGCGCAAAGATGTACTTACAAACGGCTTGCCTCTGTACGCAGAGGGCGGCATCATCCATAAAGCCCAAGGAGGCACCGTGCTACCTTCACTAGAACAAATGAAATTCGCGCTTATGAAGCAGGCCAAGCCTAACTTCAATGACATGCGCAACATCGGTGCAAATGAAGCGCCTGGCATGAACATCAAAGCGTTTGTGCCGCCAACGCGTACACAAGACGGACCATTCCCTGTGGGTGGCGTGAGCATGGGTGGTGAGCCTTTGCCTATGGGTGGCGTTGACCTAAGCATGGGCCAGCCAGGCAACCAATTGATGCCGGCTAACTTAATGGCCCCGCAAGGCGGCCAACCACCACAAGGACAGCCACCACAAGGCATGCCATCACCACTGGGCGGACAGCCGCCTGCACCTATGGGCGGCAGCAACATATTGCAGATGACGCCTCAAGGCCAAGCATTGGCAGCGATGAAGCCACCAGGTATGTCTCACGGCGGTGGTGTCCAAAATATTCAAGAACCATTCATGCAGCACTACCACAAGCCTGCGCCGTTCATGATGAAGGACGGCGGCAGCTATGACGCGCCCATGGACAACGGCGCTACTACATTCAACATTGACGACTCGCAGCTATATGCAGATGGTGGTGGCGTAATGGGCTACGCATCAAAGGGCTACGTTACGAGCACTCCCTCAAGACCTGATCCTGTTGTTGGTACAAGATTTAAGGCGGTCCCGCAAGGTAATTTGGTAAAGGACGCACCTCTGAACCTTGAAGATTATGAGAACAAGGGTTCAATCATCAACTCACCATACGACGCAACAACACGCGACAACTTGGTGTCGGAAATATCTGGCCACAATTTGATCAACCAACTGTTGACGGAAGCTGGATTTCGTTATTCGCAAGACAAAAAAAATGTGAAGCAAAACATCGGTGGCGCATCCAACCTGGGTATTGCTGGCCGTCAACAAGGTCGTGTGGACCAAGCCTTCCAAGAGCATGGTGGTGAGGTATTGATGATGCCAAGCACGATGAGCGACAGCGACAAGGTCAAGGATTTTCCGGAGAACTTTTCACATCACCCAACGCACATTCTGTTGGACCTGATGAAGCAGCGCCAGTTCAACAAAAAAATTCTGAAAGAAATCAGTGATGACTTGCGCGTCCAACATGAATTGATTGAAGACAAAGCAACCGGTAAGAATGTAAAAATTTACCCATACAAAAACTTTGTTGGGTTTGACCATCCTCTTGCAGAAGACCAGTTGATGAATGGTGGCTACGGTTTGGACACTACGGCTGGCAACCTACGCAAGAAAATGGTGGAGCGCCTAGGTTCAGTAAAGATGCAGAAGTTGTTGGACTACAACATTGGCGATCTGCGTGCGGCCATACTTGATCCAGACATTGCAACCGACCCCAAGGGTTTTATGGGCGCAGTGGCTGTACAAGGCAAACCAGGCGCTGCAATACGACAAAGCAAGCACACCTCTTACGATTCAGACTTGTATGGTAGATACAAAGGAGGCTTTAAAAACCGACCGATTGAAATCGTCCAACCAGATGTGTTCACAACGATTGACGCAGAGATGCGTGCAAAGCCAAAGAACAAAGGCAAGTCTGAAGCATCCATTCGCGCACAAGTGATTGGTGCAATTGAAAAGCGCAAGGAAAAAATTGCCCAGCCAATCAATGCACGCGTGATCAACAACGCCGGCCTGTACGAAGAAGGCTTGAAGCAAGGCGAGTTTGATCCAAAGAATTTGGAGTCCATCTTGTCCTATTACAAACGTAAAGGCGGCTACAAAAAAGGCGGCAAGGTCAAGTTCCATAGCGACATGGACACCATTAACTTAGAATTAAGCAATAAACGCAAAAAGGCCAAGTGATGGACGAACTCAATCAAGAAGACCCGCAGATCACCGAAAACTTGGACGGTAGTGCGGCCGTTGACCTGCCCAACGTAGATCTGGACACAGAAGAGCTGCCTGACGGCTCGGCCATCGTGACGATGGAAGATGATGGTCCAGAGGTCAACCCTGACTTCTACGCCAACATGGCAGAAGATCACGACCAGTATGAGTTGAGCAAGATTGCGATGCGCTACATCGACTTGTTGAAGAAAGACAAGGAAGCTCGATCACTGCGCGATAAGCAATACGAAGAAGGCATCCGACGCACTGGTATGGGCAATGACGCCCCAGGCGGCGCTACCTTCATGGGCGCATCTAAGGTGGTCCATCCAGCTATGGCTGAGGGCTGCGTTGACTTTGCTGCCAAGGCGATCAAAGAGATGTACCCGCCAGATGGCCCTGTACGTACAAAGATCATTGGTAAGGTTGACGACATCAAGTCCGACCGCGCCGAGCGTAAGAAGGATTATTTGAACTGGCAGATCACCGAGCAGATTGAAGAGTTCCGTGATGAGCAAGAGCAGTTGCTGACGCAGTTGCCACTGGGTGGTTCACAGTATTTCAAGCTGTGGTTTGACGAGCAAAAGAAGCGTCCATGCGTGGAGTTTTTGCCAATTGACCGTGTGATCTTGCCGTTCGCTGCAACAAACTTCTACACCGCACAACGTGCTGCTGAAGTGCATGAGATTACGCACTGGGAATTTAACCGTCGTATTGCTAACGGTATGTACCGCAGTATTGACATGGTCCAAGCCACCGGCACCATGGATCAAAACAAGGTTGAGAAGGCCAACAACAAGATTGAAGGTAAGGAATACGAAGACAACGAAGATGGTCTGCGTAAGGTCTACCACGTCTACACGTACTTGGAATTGGAAGACGACAAGTACACCAAAGGCGAGATGGCCCCGTACATCTTGATGATCGACGAGCTCGACAATGAGGTGATCGGTCTGTACCGCAACTGGGAAGAGCAAGACGAGACGATGACCAAGCTGGATTGGATTGTCGAGTTTAAGTTCATACCATGGCGCGGCGCCTACGCCATTGGATTACCTCACCTGATTGGTGGCCTCAGCGCCGCTCTGACTGGCTCCTTGCGTGCTTTGATGGACTCGGCTCACATCAACAACGCTGCGACCATGCTGAAGCTCAAGGGCGCAAAGATCAGCGGCCAGTCACAGCAAGTTGAAGTAACGCAGATTGTTGAGATTGAAGGCGCACCAGGCGTGCAAGACATCCGTCAGATTGCCATGCCCATGCCGTTCAACCCACCAAGCGAAGTTCTTTTCCGCCTCTTGGGCTGGTTGGACAATGCTGCCAAAGGCGTGGTGAGCACCTCGGAAGAGAAGATTGCAGACGTCAATGCCAACGCACCCGTGGGTACAACGCAAGCTCTGATTGAGCAAGGCGCGTCGGTGTTCTCTGCTATTCACGCACGTTTGCATGAGTCGCAGTCACGCGTGTTAAAGATCTTGTGCCGCTTGAATCGTTGGCACTTTGACGACATGCGCAAGTCTGAAGTGGTGGCTGATCTAGACATCAACCGCGAAGATTTCGCGCGCAACACGGACGTGATCCCTGTTTCTGATCCGCACATCTTTTCTGAGACTCAGCGTATGGCTCAGATGCAGGCGGTGTTGCAGTTGGCAGACAAGCATCCAGCCGAGTTCAACATGAACGAAGTGCTGTCCCGCTCACTCAAGCAAATGAAAGTGCCAAACATCAACCAGTTGATGAAAGAGACACCAGCACCAGAGCAGCGCACATCCGCGGACGAGAACGCAGCAATGCTCATTGGCCAGCCGGCTTATGCGTACATGCAGCAAGATCACATCGCGCACATCCAGGATCACTTGCAATTTGGCTTGAGCCCATTCTTTGGCCAGTCGCCATTTGCGGATCCAAACTACTTGAACCACTTGATCGAACACATCAAGCAACACATGACGCTTTGGTACTTGAACCGCTCAAATGGCTACGTGGCTCAATCGCAGAATGGCAAGCCCGTAGACAACTACGACGACCCAGTCATGACGGCGTCTATTGACAAGCTCTATACGGCTGTTGGCGGCCACGTTGCGCTGGATACCAAGGAAGTGTTTGAGCAGTTCATTCCGGCCTTCCAGCAGCTCATTCAGCAAGCCCAGCAGCGCCAGCAGGCAGCCAAAGGTAACTTGCCACCAGATGCGCAAGTGGTCAAGGAAACCAGCATGGCTGAGACGCAGCGCAAGGCGCAGGCAGACAAGCAGCGCCTGGAGGAAACTCAAGCCAAGCTGATTGCCGACGCGAAGAAAAACGCTGAGAACAATCAGACAAAGATTGCAATTGAAAACGCCAAACTTACTGGCCAACCGATTGTGCAAGAACCAGAAATGGCAGCGATGCCACAACCTGCACCTACAATGGACGCAGGTCAACCGGCAATGCCTATGGCAGAGCCTCAACCACCGGCAATGCCACAAGGTATGCCACAACCTCAAGGAGCCCCAAATGGCAATTTCTGATGCAGAGCAAAAAGGCCCAATGGTGCGTTACCACGCCCGTATGGCACAAGGTGTAAAGCTGGACGGCACAAGCCTAGAGCCAAAGGGTGGCGACAAGCCAGCTAAGAAGCCTCAAGGCGGCTTGGCCCAAGCAAAGAAAAAATGATTAACCAACTGATCCATGTGATCAAGTTGCGCCAACAAGAGATTGGGCAATCCCTCGCCGCGGGAAATGCTCACTCTTGGGAAGGCTACCAACGAATGGTCGGTGAAGCTCAGGGCATTCAGTTTGCCCTTGATGCCATTGACCGTATCTTGGAGCAAGAAGAAGGCAGAGAAGAATAGCCCACACTCCTGTGGGCAAGGCCGCGCTGAAAAGCGCTTAAAGATGCACCTGCAATATGGTGTTTTAGGAGTGAGTATGAGTGACCAAAGAGAAAAGATCCCAACGATCGAGGGAAGTGCGCAAGTATCTGACCCCGCTGAGTTGGCATGGGCGTTTCCGGACGTTAGCCCTGGCCAAGCGCCAATGGGCGGTCGAGTGATTGTGCAACTGCGTCGAATCAAAAAGACGTCAGGCCGCATCATCATCGTCGACGAGACGAAAGAAAACGAGAAGTGGAACAACATGATCGGCAAGGTTGTGGCTTTTGGGCCTTTGGCTTACAAGAACCGCGACACGATGACGTCATGGCCAGAGGGTAGCTGGGCACAGATCGGTGATTTTGTGCGTGTACCGCGCTGGGGTGGTGATCGCTGGGAGCGCAACGTGCCCGGTGCAGACAGGGATGAAGATCCAGTGCTGTTTATGACCATCAACGACCACGAATTGATTGCGAAGATCACAGACGATCCGCTGTCATTTAAAGCCTATGTCTAAGAGGAACCCAAAATGAACAAAAACCAAGATAAATCCGACGATTTGAACATTGAAGAGGGCCAAGACGGCTCCGCGGTGGTCGATTTGGTCGATGGTATGGGTGGTGACGACACAAATATCGACGTAATTGAGGCAAAACCTGCCGATAGAGCTGACGCTGATGACGATGCAGACCATCCGGATGACGGTGAAGAGCTGCGTGCAGCCAAACGCAACCGTAGACGTGCCAAAAAAGACCTGATTCGCAAGACAAACGAGGAAAAAGACGTTCGCTTGCAGCAGTTGGCACGTGAAAACGAAGAATTTAATCGTCGTTTGGCCAGTGTGGAGAATGAAACCAAGCAAGGTCGCATTTCTCGCATGGACAAGGACATTGAAGACCAACAAGTCC